CTCCCATGCCAGATGCAAGCCATGAAGGATTAACATTCAAAAATTTTGAGGCACGTAATAAATTTTCACCTTCCATTGTTTTGGATTTTCCAGACAGCCAATCACTCACAGAAGGAGGTTTAACTCCTACTGCACGAGCAAGCTCAACACCTTTAATCTTTTTAGGTGGCAAAACTTCCATGGCATACCTAAGTCGTTCAGCAAGAGTATTCATACAACTATCCTCACAATGTTAGGAAATCCTAACATAAATAAAATTAGGTATTCCTATTGATTTAATATAAGGAATGCCTAATAATTAAAGAAAAATTAGGAGCACGTTATGAATGACGCACAACTTATAGACAAGCTAGGTGGTGTCACAGCGGTAGCAAGACTTCTGGGGATTGCTCCGTCATCAGTTAGTGGATGGAAAGCTATCCCCCTTGATAGAAAAATCAGGCTAGCAGTTATTGCTGAAGATCTTGGTTTAACAACGCGAAAAGAGCTTTTCCCTGATAACTATCAAGATATTTGGATTGAACTTCGTCCCCAGACGACAAAAAGCAAAAACCTTGGATCATTAACCGCTTAGGAACTAAACCATGAGCAAAGTATTAAATGAATTGCCTGCAAGCGCTAGCAATAACGAATCGCTCATATTGCAAGCACTTAACGCTAGCAATCAAAGACAAGTAGCAGAGATGATAAATGTCGATGCAAGCATCCTTTCACGGATGAAAACAGAAAAGAAATCAAATGGATGGACTGAGATTGAGTTTATTAGCTTTTTGTTGACAGCCATTGGTTTGAAGGTTGTGCAAGAAAGTGATGTGTATTGCTCACCTGAAATTGCAGAAGCAACGCGAGTTTATTTAGCACATGCATTCACTTCACCTGAATACATGCGGATTTTATTCAAATAAAAAACCACTACCTGCGGGAACAGGAGTGGTTAGGCATTCAATTGAGGTGGATCAAATGAACACAAACAATTTATCAGAACAACCAATCGAACTCAACTCACCAGATTTTTTAATAGGTGACGTTGTAGTGCTTACTAAAGAGTGCCGTACTTTCAAATCAAATGATTTGTTTGAAGTTAAAAATAAAACTTTGACTAGGTTGTGGACTATCAAATCGGAGAATCATTTGATTCTGGTTTCATCAAAAGAAATCCGCACAGCAACAGTTGCAGAACTTAATGCCAAACGCCGGCTAACAAGCGCTGAGCAAGCATTAGCGGAGGTGTCATGAATAGTCAATTTAAGTATAAACCTGAGTACAAACAGACTCAGGAAATTCAGTCCTTCTTTGATCCAGCGCTAGTGATTCTCAATGAGCTACATGATCGTAACCGTAAAAATCTAAGAGCCAAAGGTTATGACGAGAATAATGCTGCAATAACGCGTGAAGAATTTTCACAAACTATGGCACAGCGTTTTCGCATTAATCAGTGGTTAGCAGGCAGATCGTTAATAGTTTGGCTAATGCTGACTTGGTTCAAATATTTGGTGGGTATGTAAAGCCTAAGGTCGGTGATCAATGAGTAATTTTGTACCAAATTCCTTTCAAGTACCCAATGCATTTGTTGACGAGGTTTTAAATAAAATCTCTGATGCTGCATGCAAAATTTACTTGGTTATTTGCCGTAAAACTCGTGGCTGGAATAAGGAGATGGATTCCATCTCTTTATCTCAATTTGAAGAGATTACAGGGAAGAGTAGACCAACTGTTGTTAAGTGCCTTAATGAATTAATTAAGGTTGGTTTAGTCGTGGAACAACCGAGCACTATTCACGGAAATACGTTCAAATTAGGTAACGATACGAGTGTTGGTTTGGTTATTAAATTTCCTAGTAAAAAATTTTTACTACCTGAAATTTATGGACAGACTAGTAAAAATTCTTTACCACTGCTAGTTAAAAATTTTAACTACACTAGTAAAAATTTTTTACCGCTACTAGTAAAAATTTTTAACACACAAAGTATCACTATCAAAAACAACTCTCAAAGTAATAAAAAAATAAATAAAAAAAGAGAGTCTGTTTCTGAAAAACCTAAATCAGAAAAACCAAATGAATTTAATCCACGTTCAGTTGAACTACCTGCATGTGTAGATCCAGAACTGTGGAACAATTTTGTTGATATGCGTATCAGCATCAAAAAACCACTTTCTGAAAATGCAGTAAGGCTAATCCTTAAAAAACTTATCTCGTTTGGCCCTTTGGCTAACCAATCACTGGAAAACTCAATTATCGGAAATTATCAGGGTGTATTTGAACCACGACAAAACCAGATTCAGGAAAACACACATTCTCACAACGTTCCTGAAGAACCGGGTTATTTCACTCAAATGTACGCTGAAAGCAACCGTTCAAACGTGATTGACGTTACACCAGTGTCACATGATTTTGGAGGCTATTAATCATGAATGAATTAGCACCATTTGAAAGTTATTTAAAAGAACTAATTGCGGCTTACAGAACTAAATACGCTGTTCAGTTCAATAAGAATTTTCCAGTAGAGGGGAAAAATGCCGTTCCAATGCAAATCGTTGAACAGCAGCTTGCTAAAGCATTGGTTGGGGTTACACCTAATCAACTTCAAAGAGGCTTAGCGCTATTTTACGCAAGTACAAATACCTACATGCCTAACTTCGCTGAATTCCGTGCTATGTGCATGGGGGACGATTGGTGGAGCGCCGAGAAGGCTTGGGTTAAGGCTTGTGAATACACTCAGATCTCTCAACACAAAAAAGTGACTTTGCCAGACGGAAGAGAGCAGAACCAAGAAATTACAACCTTGACCAAATTTGTTTTAGACCAAGTTTATTCGCTTATTCAAGACGGAGAAATGTACAAAGCTAAAATGGAATTTATCAAGGTATATGACGAGTACAAAGCGGAAGCTCAGTTAAAAGGAAAAGTTCAAGCTTGGTACCAAGAACCAATTTTATTAGCTCAGAAAAATGAGCAAAAAGTGCATAAGCCTGTTTCAAATGACGAAGCGCAAAAGCATCTCCAATCATTGATGGAACGTTTAAAAATCAATGGTCGTAAACCTGCACCAGTACAAAAGCTTCAAACAAAGGAAAAAGAGCCTGAGCTTACAAAGGAATTAGGGCCAGATCCTTTCGACAATCCGCACGAATATGCAGAGATGTGCCGCCGTGAAGGTATGCCGATTCCTCGAAATATTCTTCAGCTAATTGATGGGGCGAATGTATGAACAAATTCGAGATTTTAGCGTGGGGTTTACTCATTTCATTTTTTACAGCTGCTATTAGCGGTCCGGTGGTTTTGTGGTGGTTAGCAAGAAAGGGTGCAGTAACCAAACACGACAAGGAGTGCTCATTATGAAAATTTACATGACAGAAGAAGATGTGCTGAACGCAATCGCTGGTGGTGATGTCGATGCTAATGATTGTTTAAACCAAGCTGACCCAAACTTTGAGAAGCGATTCAAAAGACTAACCAAAGGTCTTGAAAAGCTTATAAAAGATATTCGTAAAAGCTTTCCAGATGCAAATTACTACAGTGCTAATGACGGGCTTTTACTAATGCTTGGTGAGTCGCATAGCAATAGCGGTTCGCCTCAACAAGAACTGGTGGCAGCCGATGGGGGCTTAAAATCCATGCTTAGTGGGGGCGACTTCTAATGAAACTAACTAAACAGCAACGTGCTGAGCTAAAACAAAAGTTTGGTGGACATTGTGCTTACTGTGGTGAATTGCTTGGCGATAAGTGGCATGCAGACCATATCGAAGCAGTGAAGCGAGATTTAATTCATGTTGGTGGTGGAAAGTTAATTACGGGTGAAATGACTAGACCGCAAAACGACACTTTAGAAAACATGAACCCTGCATGTGTTCCTTGCAATACAAACAAATCGTCTATGCCGCTGGAAGGGTGGCGAAAAATGCTTACACATTACTGTGATGTGCAGTTACTACGCGATAGCACACATGCTCGTCATTTACTTCGTTTCGGTTTGATTGAAATTAAGACAAAACCTGTGACGTTCTTCTTTGAGAATTATAAAGGAGCCTGACATGAGTGAGTTTGAGGGAAAATCTGGAAAGTGGGCTTGGGAGATTCAAAAAGAACAACAAGCGAAAGTAGAGGAACTGCAAAAGCGTTTAGATAGGGCATTAAAAGAGACTCAATATGCTTTGCAGTATGTTGAAGAAGACATGCGCGGCAATCATGAATTTCTACAAATGGCAATGATTCGAACCTTTAAAGCTATAGAGCAAGTGCTCAAAGGTGGTGCTTGATGTCATCAATGAGCCTTGCTGATTACCGCCTTACATGCCCGAAAGTTCAAAAGAAAAAGGGTCGAAACAAGTTTAATGCTTCGAAAATTAAATTGGATGGAATGACTTTTGACAGTACTAAAGAATACAAACGGTATATCGAGCTAAAGGCTCTACAACAACGAGGTGAAATTAAAGAATTGCAGCATCACACAAAATTTGAATTGGCACCGAAGACAAAATTAGAAGGGGAGAAACGAGCTAAACCAGCACTTAGATATTTTGCCGATTTCACTTATTTCACGACAGCAGGTGAATACGTTGTTGAAGATGTGAAGTCTATAGCTACACGCAAGCTACCGAGTTACCGAAATAAAAAACACCTGATGAAAACAGTTCACAATATTGATGTGAGGGAAGTTTAAACATGAATGCAAAAGTTAATAACAAGACAATGGACTGGTCTAAACGTTCTGCTCATCAATGGTTGGAACAATATGGTCTATGGGTAAGATCAACAAAATTTAAAGTTTCTGCTAATCCTTTAGCATGTTTAATTGACCAAAATGACACAACTAGAATTAGATCAAGTAAGGTCTCTATGCCATGCGAAATTGAAGATTATGAGGCAGTTGAAGTAAGCAAACTCTTGGCTAAAATGCATAACGATAATAGGGAATTTCTACAAGAAAGAGCTTGGTTTTTAATACTTTATTATGAAAATAATTGGTCGTATTTAACAATTGCCAATGTACATAGATGTAGTAAAGCAAAAGTACGTGCTGAGATTGATAAAGGTTTGGCTTATTTGGATGGTAAAATAGAGGTATTGCAATCTTGACAGTGCAGCACACTTGGTTTAGATTTGTGATATGGTGTGACGAAGTTATAAGTGTTGCACCAAAATGTTTTAAAAGCTCGCCAAATGGTGGGCTTTTTAGTTAATCATGTTATAAATCTATAAATTAAATAATTGTTCATTATGTATGAGTTGCTCTGAAATATTATCGATTGTAGCTAATCTGTGCACTATTGCAGCGTTTGTTATAGCTTTCTATGTATGGTGGACTTGGAAGGATCAGCAAAATTACAGCTTCGTGAGAGATAAAATATTTGAAAGTGAATTAGCAATTATTGATATTCTTACATCTCTTTCAAATACTACTCAAATTTATGGAGAATGTAAGAGAATTTATCTTGTAAATAAGTTAAATTCTGACCCCCAATTTTTGAGAGAAGACTTCAAGGCGAGTGAGGCAGAATTCAAACAGTATGCTTACAAGTATAAAGCAGCAATAAACAAGTTAATAATATTAAAGGTCCCATTCGATAGAAATATAATTATTGATTTTGAGCATTTACTTTCAAAGTGGGATAATTACAAGAAGGAAATTCATGGAGCTGAAAATGCAGTGCAGCTTCAAAATACTATGACTAAAATTTTATCTGAAATTAAAGAATTGAATAAAGAATCGCTTAAACATTTAAGTTGTGTTAGATACAGTATTTAAAATTATTCAAATTTTGCCGGACGTATTACGGCACAAACGGCCCCGCTAAATATCGATTATTGGCGGGGCTTTTTATTAAATTTTAATTGAATTTGCTAAGGATAAAGATGTATAAAAATATTATAAAATCCAATAATTATATTATTAATTCAATAATTTATTTAAAATTAAATTAATCGAATTTAAACAATATTTACTTAGATGATGCATTAGGTAACTCAAATAAACATGATTTTAGGAGAATAATTAAAAAAACGGAGTACAAATGCTATGAATGAGAATGTAGAGCTAATAAATTACATTGATGTAGCTGAGACAGTTTACGAACGGGTATATGAAAATAATAAAATTTCAAATAATTTGATTGTTAATCTAAATCGCATTATGGCTGAGATAAAGAATCAAGCTGCAGAAAAAAGACTCAAATTGAAGTACAGCTCAATAGACTTTGAACATTGTTTAAGTTTGCCTTTAGCTGATCGCAAAATAAAAGTAGATTTAAGCCTTATACCTCATTTTGAAGATCGTGAAGAAAGTATTTTGTGGTTAACTAACTTTATTGGAAAAATTTGTGAGCCCAGAAAGATGCAAAGACAGAAAAAAAATCTTCATTAAGTACCTGTGAATTTTAGATGAACCGCCCTTAAAGCGGTTTTTTATTGCTAGTAGAATATTTAAGGTATCTTTTCTAATAGGCACACACTATTAAAGTGTTTTTTATTTATTTTTTAGTTTGAAAAGATTGCTATTTAAGTAATTTAAATATAAAAATCTTTATTGATTGAGAGTAGTTGTTATACAGGATATTTATAAGGATTTTAAAATGACAATTATCACATTGCTCGATGTTAAGACGAAGAAGAAGGTGATAGTTCGGTCCGTAATAGACCCAATAGCAAGAATAGACAAAAAAGGGAATATACAAATTATTCAAATTCATAAATGGCTATATGATGAATCTGGAGATTTCGTTGATGAAGACTTATATGAGGCACTCAACAATGGAGAAGTTGGAATATACTTAACTTTGCAGTATATGATCATTGATATTGAAAATTAATTATTTTATTTTTAGTCAGTTTGAGTTCTTAGTCTCTAGAGCCTAATGGTTACTACACATAAGACCTTATTAAGTATTACCTATTGATGGGCACATATTCTTTATAACTCTTGATAAGTAAAAAAATTATGTAGGCTAAAAATAAAACTATTTAAAAAGAAATCTTTATCTATTTAAATATGAATATTTAATATTTTTAATTCAATCCCTATTGCTAGTGCTTAAATATTATGCCAATATGAAGTTGGAGATATTTCCGAATAGATATTTCCTATTTCAGGTCTAAGCGTTTTTTTTCGCTAAGCCCATTTCTGAATAAAAATAGGAAGTGGGCTTTTTTATTTTTAAATATTTCAGTATTATCAGTGTGTTGCTTTAAGTAACACTAAACCTTATTGATCAGCGCAAATATCAAAAAAAGGGGGAGCTTGCCTACTAGGCAAGCTTTTTAAATTGATGATTTAAACACAATAATCCATTTTAAAGCTCAATAGAAAGATCAAACTTCCATAGCTTTTATTTGTACTAATTTATTGAATATAATCGTTTTTATAATTTTTAAAATTTCCTTAAACTAAAAATGGAAAATTTCTTGTTGCAACATTGTTATAATAGGACTACCTTAAGAAAAATACTTTATAAAAATGAGGAGCTGCTGAAATGACACAGTATCTCATGTTTGCGGAAAATATTTATAACAAAATTAAAGATGAGGAATTGTTTTCACATGACTGTATTGAAAATATGAACTTACTTATGACATGTATACGCAGAGAAATTGAGGGAACAGAATTTAAATTAAAATATAATTTTATTGATTTTGTTGAATTGTTTAGTAAACAATTAGATGAATGTAAAGTAAAAATAGATGTGAGTTTGATTCCTCCTCATAATTCAGAAGGTGAGTATATTTTATGGTTAGCTGGATTTATCGAAAAAATTACAGAAGGTGGACCTAAACCACCTCCGCCTATAAAGAAATTTATTCCAGAGTATATGAGCTTCAAATCTGAATTAGATTTTTTACCTTCAAATGAGGAAAAAATTCAAACCGAAGGTAAAGAAATTACGGATTACTTTAATTCAAAGCTTTATAAGGCAACTTTTAAGAAGTAATACTATATTGCCTGTGTGTTTAGCCACCGCCTTAGGGCGGTTTTTTTATGGGTGAGAATAATGGATTCTACAGAATACTTTTGGCTTACTCGGAAAAAAGAACCTAAAACCAAGCCTAAATCCAGACCGCTACCTAAAGCTACTCAAAAGTACTTAGAGGCAGAGGAAGAATTTACTGAAGCTTTAGACAATCTGGAAATTAAATACGAAAAGAAATTCCAGTTTAAATCAACAAAGCATTGGCGTTTTGATTTTCATTTAATTGAACATCGTATTTTAGTTGAAATTGCTGGCGGTCCCTGGTCAGGTGGACGAAAGGGCAAGCTGGCAACAAAGG